CGCGCGCACCCGCGCGGGAGGGGCGTGGCGCTTGGGGGCGCCGCCGCAGCCGCGGGGGGGGGGGGGGGCCGGGGGGGGCACCCCCTGCCCCCCCCTCCGACCCTCTTACTTGAGCAGCTTTTCCACGTCTCCCGAATAGTCCACGCCGTTCATGCGGATGATGTTGTTCGGGCCGTCGACCAGAAGGGTCTGCACGCCGTCAACGATCTCCTCATAGCGCACCAGCGAGTACTTGTCGGTGCTGCCCCACGGGTTGCCGGTCTCGATCGTGCCCTTCTCGGTGGACTTGTGCATGCCGGTCAGGCGGTACTTCACGCTCTCATACTCGATCTGCGTCTTGCTCGTCGTGTACTTCTGGCGCACGGTGCGGAACTCGTCGTCGTGCAGGCCCGGCGTCGCCAGATACTGCGTATTCGTCCCGTTGTTGTGCGCGATGGAGTATTCCGCCGCGTTGAACTTGGTCATGTCCGGCACGTCCATCGCCAGGGCGAGGCCGCTGGTCGTGATGGATGTCGTCGGGTGCTCCAGCGTGGGCAGCACCACGCTGGTCACATCCTCGATCTCGCGGTTGTTGTCCTTCAGCAGGTGGTCAACCACGTTGATTTTCATATTCTTCTTGCCCATGTCTCGTCACTCCCCTCTTACGCCGTGACGCCGTTGAACGTCTCGTAATAGGTGCTGAAGCCCTGATCGGTCCAGGTCACGATCGCCTTCAGGCTCTTAGCCAGCGGCGAGGCGGTCACCTGGAACTCGAACACGAAGTCGCCCTTGTACACGTCGCTGTCGGCGATGGATTCGGCGTCCAGATTGGCGCGGCCGTACAGCAGCGCGCCCATGGCGACCAGCGCGTCCAGCCGGCGCTGCTCCTCGGACACGATGCTCGCGATGTCGTTCGCGGTCAGCGGCTGGTCCACGTTCACCGGCCTGCGGCGCTGGAAGTCGTTGCTCAGGTAGTACAGCATCATCCGGTTGGTCTCCGACGAGCTGGCAAGCGTGGCCGTGCCCTCGGTGTAGTCCGCCGCGTGCGCGCCCCAGATGGCCCAGCGTCCGCCCACGAAGGCCGCGCTGGCGATGCCGTGCTTGTTCAGGTTCTCGTTGATGATCTCGTCGTCGAACACGCGCGCGTCGTCCTCGCTGCCAAGCCACAGGCGGCTGATGATCGCGGCCTCGGTGTTGGACGCGCTGTGATACGGCACGTCGTCATTCCCGGCCAGCAGCTCAAGGAAATTCGCCGCCGCCAGCACGCTCAGGTGGTACTTCTTGCCATCCACGCCCAGCGCCATCGGGAAATACACGGTCTCGTTGGCCTTGTTGAAGCCGTTCTCCGCCTTGTACTCGGCCACGGTCGCCATCGTCAGCGGGGTCGCGCCGTTCATCAGCGGCAGGTCCACGAACATCCACATGTCCCAATGTCCGTTGACCTTATGGCTCAGCCGGGCCATCGCCTCATGCACGGCAGGGATCGAGCCAAAACCAGGCGCGATCATGTAGCCGGGGATATACCCGGTCAGCGGGTACACGTTCTTGATCGTGTACAGGCCGGTGTTCGTGCCGATGCCGTCGGTCGTGCCGATGAACTTCGCGGTCGTGAACTGGGTCATGTCGATGGTCTTGTAGCTGATCGTCACGCCCGTCACGGTGGCCGAGCCGGTCCCGCGGTTCACGCTCCAGTCCCTGATCTGGCGCACGGTCATCACGCCGTCCTCATACGCGATCTCGTAGTCCGTGTCGCGCACCAGCGTGTACGAGCCGTCGCCGGTCAAAGCCTGCGTCACGGTCAGGTCGTTCTGGATCGCGCCGATCCCGTCCGCCACGACGAAGTCCGCGATCTTGCCGCCCGTGCCCGGCTCATGGGTCACGGTCGTCGCGGTCTGGCCCCGGTTGTCCATCGGGTCAAAGGTGTTGATCATCACCAGCGGGCCGATGCCCTTGACCTCGAAGAAGTAGTGCATCGCCTCGCACAGCGTCCAGCTCGCCCAGTCGTCGCTGTACCCGAAGTATTTCTTCGCCTCCGCGAAGTTGCGCACGACCACCGGCCTGTTCACGTTGTCCGCGCCGGCCACGGCGGTGTGGACGGGCGCGGGGCCGACGCACACGATGGCGCTCTGGCCTTCCAGGGCGATCCGGCTGCCGGTCCCCCTGGTGTCGCCATACGCGCCATGCAGATATTCGCTCATAGTCTTACCCTCCCTGTCTTAATCATCTCAGCAGTCTCTCGATCGTCTCGTTGTACTCGTCCGCGTGGCACTGGAACGTCACCGTCACATAGCCGATGAACACCGGCCGCCGGTCGGCCACGTAGTGCTGATCCGAGTACAGCCCGTAGGTCATCTCGGCCTCGTTGAGGAACATGTCCGTCCCGGGTATCGATTTCCGCCCCAAAAGGGCGTCCCTGAAATCATCCATCCAGTTCAGCAGCGTCTCCACGCCCTCCTGCGTGCCGTCCGAGATCAGGCTCATGTCATACGCGCCGCCCATCGCGTTGTCGATGAATCCCGGCATCCTGACGCCGTCCTCGTACACGAAAAACAGCACCTGCGCGCTCAGACTCTGGCCCATTTCCTTCGGCCTGTGCACGTTGTTGTAGCGGTCGAAGCGCTGTTCCTCCATGTACTTGGCGTAGCTGGTCACCGGCATGATGATGATGCCCGGCGTCACGTTCAGCGGATCGACCTCACCGCTCAGCGGGCGCGAATCGTCCGGCCGCGTCGGCGTGAACGCGAGGTACACTTTCGGCTCCTGCCGCGCGATCTTCCGCACGTCCATGTTAGGCGCGGGCGTCTTCATCTCGCGGCCCTGGCATACGGTCTCGTACGTCCATTGCCGAAACTTCCTCAGCCGCTCAACGGTTCGCATCGCGCATCACCTCATTCCTCATACCCTGCCACCGCCTTCGGGCTTACGGTCGTCAGCACGATGGTCAGCATGTCCATGTCGTCCTGTATCTGAAGGATCTTCATGTGCATGTGGTCAAAGAATCCGTGCTCGTTCGGTATGCGCCGCCCGGGCCAGTCCTCCTTGCGCACGTAGACCGTCGTGTCGATCGTGTTGTTGTCCCATGATATGTCGTTGACGTTGTTGTTCTTGCGCTTCAGGGCCATTTCGTCGTCCGTCACGCACCGAAAAGGAATGCCGTTCCACGTGTGTTCGGACCCGAAATGGTCCATGCGGATGAACACGCGGCTCCGATCCGCCTCCACGCGCGTCTTCAGGCTCATGTCCCATCACGCCTTTCTGCGCTTTTTGTGCTTCTTGCCTTCAGCCTTCCCGCGCGGCGCGGTCGCCGTGTCCCTGACCGGCTCGGCCATCCCCTGCTCGATCAGGCGCAGCGCGTAATGATCCGGCAGCTCGCGTACCTGCCCGTCCAGGACCACCCTCATTTGCCCTTGCCCCGCTTTCTCGGCTTCTCAGGCTCGACCAGAGCGGCCGTCACGTCGATCTCCGGCGCTTCAGGCTCCTCGTAGGTCTCCTCCGCCTCGTCCTCGCCCGGCGTCTCGGCGTCGGTCCCGGCCTCGGGCGCGGGATCGGCCTGCACGGGGGCAGGATCGTCGGCGGGATCGGGCGCATCCTCGCGGATCGCGCCAGATTTCAGCAGTCTCCTGATCAGCTTCTCGTCAAGACCTTCAGGCAGTACCTCGCCAGGCGTATAGTCGTTGCCGATATATGTCACGGCGATATACATATGGCGCTCCTTCCTTACAGCACGCTGCCAACGACCCACCCGTCAATGTTCTCCGGCACGATGGTCGGCCGGCTGGTCAGACGGTTCTTCGTGCTGTTGCTCTCAACCGAGCTGTACTTCAGCGGGACTTCCTTCTTGATGTAGGTGATCGGGTCGCCGTCGGCCTTCTCAACCTGCGTCACCGGGCCGTGATACTCGATCAGCATGCCCCTGTAACCCATGATCAGCTTGCCGCTGGGGATGATGGGCTTGACCGTGCCGTCGTCGTCGATGTACGTGCCCGCGAAGGAATACATCTCCACGCCGTCGATGTTGTGGCCGAGGAAACGCACGCCCTGGCCGCGATAGCGCGTGTTGATCTCGCCGATGTCCATGTTGCGGATGTCCAGATGCTTGATGTAGTCGCTGTTGTACAGGATCGCGTTGGCAACGTCGGGAGCCATGATCATCCACTCGACCATGCCCAGACCGGCCTGCACAAGGTCGAACATCTTCATCATGTCGCTCTCGATCTTCGCGCCGCTCTGGTCCCAGGCCGCGCTGTCCGCGCCGGGCGTGAAGTTGTTCGTAAAGCCGTAATCGGCGATCAGGTTGGCCTTGGCGCTGCGGCCCTCGTTCGTGTACTCGAACAGTTCCAGCTTGCCGGTCAGCGCGACCTGGCGGGCCATATGCTCGCGGCGGCGCTGGATGGCCTTGCGCATGTCCACCAGGTCCCTCGCCTGCATCTTCTTTGCGCGCTCAGCGGGCGTCATGCCGCCCAGAATCTTCTCGCCGAAGCTGCGGCCGTAGAGCTGGTTGCCCGCGACCACGCGCGCAGGCGCGATGGTCGCAAAGCCGATCTCGCGGGTCTGGAAACCCTCGCGCTCCATCAGGACGCCGCCGGTCCCCGCGTGCACCACGGGAGCCATCTTGCGATTGCCCTTGCGGTAGTCATAGATCGCCTTGTCGTCCTCCACCGTGCCGCCGTCGCGCACGGTCATGTCGTGCAGGAACGTGTACTCCGGCTCCATCAGGTCGATGGCGGCCAACTGTGCTCTGGTATCATAGATGTCCATATGTTTTATCCTCCTTCTTGCGTCAAATTCGGGTCGTCAGGACCCGGTCACGCTGTTCTCAAACTCGGGCGCGCTCTCCACGCTCTGGTCGAAGAAGATGCCCTTGTCCGCCAGGATCGCTTCCATCGCGGCGGTCGGCTTGTCGTACTTCGTGCCGCTGGTGTTGTAGTACAGCACCTTGCCGCTGATGAAACGTCCGGTCTCGTACGCGGCCGCGTTCTCGGCCACGGCGGTAACGCCGCTCGCCGGCGCGCTGCCGGTGTCCACGGTCTCATTCATGACGGCGAACAGGTTCGTGTCGACGACGTTCGCGGTCGCGGCCACGGCCCACAGCCCGCTCGACTTGCGATATACCAGCGTGCCGCGCGCGATCTCGCCGTTGCCCGGCTCCATGGGGATGGCGATCGGCCGCGCGCCGATGGGGTCGGCCAGCAGATGCTCAGGCGTGCTGGTCCCGATAGTTCCGTAGATGCTTGCCATAGTGATTTCCTCCCTTCTCAATACATGCCGGAATCCGCGTTGCCGCCGTACTGGCCGGCATAGCGCTTCATGCTCTCGGCATACTCCCTGATCTCGGACGCCTCGTCATGCCCGTCTTCGCTCGCGCCGCCGGTGATCGCCTGCGCGGGCGCGGTCTCCGCCTGCCGGGCCGCCTGATGGGCCTGCCCCTTCTGTTTCTTGGCGGCGACGAGCTGCCTGACGAACTCGGCCGCGCTCATCCCGGTGGTCTTGGCCTGAGCGGCCAGTTCCTCGTAGCCCGGGTCAGTCAGCGCGTCGATGTCGTCCTGGCGCTGCCTCTCCTCGGTGATCGCGGCCTGCCTGATCGATTCAACCAGCGCCGGGTTCTCCGCGAGAAGCTGTTCCTGCGTGATGTCCCTGATGTCCATGGTTTCCTGTGCCTCCTCGTTTTGTATTTCAGTCGAGCACCCGGCGTCTGGGTCCTCGTCGCTGACGTTATTATCTGTGATTGATTCTTCGACGACCTCTATCTCGTCCGGGACCGTCTGATACAGCCCCTTCATGGCCGTCATGACGGCCTGCGTCACGCACGCGACGGCCGGCAGCGCGTGGTCCTGTCCCTCATCCGCGATCGCGTCGCAGAATCCGTATTTGACCGCGTCCTCGGCGTTCAGCCACGTTTCCGCGTCCATCCACTCCTTGATCTGCTCGTCGCTCTGGCCGGACCGCTGCGCGTAGAACGCGCGCGCCGTATCCTCGATCTGGCGCAGATGCTCGACCTCGTGCTCAAGGTCGTTGGCGCTGCCAAACGCGATCGTCCACGGGTTGTGTATCATATACTCGCTGCCCGGCGCGATCTCCACGCGCGCGCCCGGAATGCTCGCGATGATCGTCGCCGCGCTTGCGCACAATCCCTCGATCCGTATGTCGATACTGTCGAATCCCGCGCCGCACAGCGCGGCGCGCATGGCTACGGCCTCGGTCACGACGCCGCCCGGGCTGTTGATCCTCAGCCTCAGCCGCTTTGCGCCCTTGTCCTTTAGCGCTTTCAGGTCCTTGTCAAAGTCGCTTGCGCACCGGTCGTTCGGGTACTGGTCCTTGAACCATTTCCCGTAGTCCTGCACGATCTCGCCGTACAGCATGACCTCGCCGGTGTCGCCGTCGTCCGCGCTCATCTGAGCGCGGTACGCCAGCCTGAACACATCCCTCGGCATTATTCCTCGCCTCCATTCCCACTGGCCGGCGGCGCGTCGTCCGTGTCATCATCCGGCGCGCTGTCCGCCTCTCCGCTCTCTGCGCCGCCCATCAGGTCGCTGAACTCCTTCAGCGCCTCAAGCTCGCGCCGGCGCTGGCGCACGTTCTCGGCCCAGTCGTTGCCGTTGTACTCGCTGGCCTCCTGCTCCTGGGTCGTTATGTTGTTCGCGATGCGCGCGGCGGCCGCGTTGACTTCCTTCAGCGGGTCCACGTGGCCCATGCTCGCGCCCATCCACACGCATCCGCACCACGCCTGTCTCACGGCCGGGTCGTCAAAAAAACCGGGCGCGTCGATGCGTCCGGTCGCCACGGCCTCAGCCAGGAATTGCTCGTAGATCGGCTGGGTGAACGCCCCGTTGAACCGCGTGCGGGACACGCGCCCGGGGGGCCAGAAGTCCAACAGCGCCGCCCCCGCGGCGGGACAG